GTGTTCCTCTTTATAAAACTGGTGACGAAGGAAGACCAACTGGTAGTATATGGGTTAAAACAACTACTCCAAATGCCGGTGCAAACTGGAGTGTAAAAGTATGGAATGATGATACAGAGTTATGGGATACATCAAGTGCTCCAATTTATGGATCAAATCATGCAGCAATTTGGAGTATGGACTTGTCAGGTGCAGGTGCAAATCTTACAACTGCAAATCTTTACATTCAAACCAATACAACTGAAGCAGCAACAAACTTGGCAGATTTTACAATCTTCAAGCGTAATGCATCAGGCGCAACAACAATTACAAGTTCTGCTATTACAGCAACTACATTTATATCAGGAACAGGCAATTTTACAATCAGTGAAAGTGTAAAAGGCAGTGCAATGATGAGTACGCCGGTCACGGTAGTATGGTCACCAGCTGGTGAGATTGCTGATGCTGATGCACTAGCAGGTGCAATTAATGCAGCAGGTTTAGCTAACGTAAGTGCAAGTATTGTGTCAGGTAATAAAGTTGTTATTGAACATGCAACAGGCGGCGAAATTAGAATTGTAGATACAAATACAAAACTTGTTTCAGCTTTCCCAGCATGGAATTATACTAATTCTACAGGCACTGCAAACTTGTACGACGATCCAACTGGCGCTGCAAATAGTTATGTAGCAAGTCTTTGGAAAGAACTTACATATACAGCAAGCGACGATGCGCCAACTGCACTAGCAGCAGATGGCTCACTATGGTACAGTAGCGTAATTGACGAAATTGATATTATGGTACACGATGGTACAAACTGGAAGGGTTATGTAAATGAATATGCAGACTCAGATCCAGCAGGCCCTACTGTAAGTGCTACTGAACCAGAAGTACAATCAGATGGTAGTGCATTGGTCACTGGAGATATTTGGGTAAGCACAGCTGACTTAGAAAACTTTCCAACAATTTACAAGTACAATGCTACATTAAGTAGTTGGGTAGAAATTGATAAAACTGATCAAACTACTGAAAATGGTGTAATATTTGCAGATGCACGTTATAACACAGCAGGCTCAAATAGTGGCTCAGCTGGCGATATTGCAGACTTACTAGCTAGTGATTACTTAGACCCAGATGCACCAGATCCTGCACTATATCCAAAAGGTATGTTGCTTTGGAATCTACGTAGAAGTGGATTTAATGTAAAACGTTTTGAACGCAGCTATATTGATGTAGCAGCTGAAAATACAAGAGCAGACGACGAATCAATGGCAGCGTACTATCCGCATCGTTGGGTGACTGAATCAGCTAATGAAGCAGACGGTTCGGGAAGTTTTGGACGTAAAGCACAGCGTAAAGTTGTAGTACAAAAACTACAAGCAATGCTAAACGAAAACCAAGATATTCGCGATGATGAATCACGTATCTTTAACTTGATTGCAACACCAGGTTATCCAGAACTAATTGGCGAAATGATCACACTAAACTATGACAGAGGCCTAACAGCATTTGTTATTGGTGACTCACCGATGCGTTTAACATCAGATGCAACTTCGCTTAACGAATGGGCAACCAACGTTAATACAGTTGTTGAAGATAACGATAACGGTCTTGTTAGTAGAGATGAATACTTAGGTGTTTATTATCCAAGTGGCTTTACTAGTGACAACGCAGGCAACAACATTGTTGTTCCAAGTTCGCACATGGTACTACGCACATTTGCACTTAACGACCAAGTTGCTTATCCATGGTTTGCACCAGCAGGTACAAGACGTGGCGGAGTTACAAACGCAAGTTCAACTGGTTATATCAACGGCGAAGGTGAATTTGTTGCAACAGCACTAAACGAAGGTGTAAGAGATACATTGTATGCAAACAATGTAAATCCAATTACATTCTTAACAGGTGCAGGACTTGTTGTATTTGGACAAAAAACTCGTGCAAGAAATGCAAGTGCATTGGATCGAATTAACGTTGCAAGACTTGTAGTATTCTTACGTAGTCAGTTAAACACATTAGCAAAACCATACTTGTTTGAACCAAATGATAAAATCACTCGTGATGAAATCAAACAACAAGTTGAAAGTCTAATGGTAGAACTAGTAGGACTAAGAGCACTATTTGACTTCTTGGTTGTGTGTGACGAAACAAACAACACACCGGCAAGAATCGATAGAAACGAGTTGTATGTAGATATTGCTATTGAACCAGTAAAAGCAGTAGAATTTATTTACATTCCACTACGTATTAAAAACACAGGCGAAATCGCAGGGTTATAATATCATAATGTAGGGGGTAAAATAAAAACCCCCTACAAATGATAAATACTTGTGTATTAAGGAGAAACAATAGATGGCAATCTCGACTCTATTAAATTTAACAGTTCCATTAGCAAACGACACTACTTCTAGTAGTCAAGGTTTACTTATGCCAAAACTTCAGTATCGCTTTAGAGTGACACTAGAAAACTTTGGTATTAGTGGGAACACAACAGAATTAACAAAACAAGTTATTGATGCAACTAGACCAAACATTCAGTTTGATCCTATTCAATTAGATGTCTATAACAGTAAAATTATGATGGCAGGTAAGCATACATGGCAAGCTGTCACTATTAATTTACGTGATGACATTAACGGTAATGTGCAAAAACTAGTTGGTGAACAACTACAGAAACAATTTGACTTTTTTGAACAAGCAAGTGCTGCTACCGGTCAAGACTATAAATTTACACAACGTATTGAAGTCTTAGACGGCGGCAATGGAGCAAATACTCCACAAGTACTAGAAACCTGGGAACTTTATGGTTGCTATTTGAACAGTGTTGATTACGGCAGTATGGCATATGGTACTAATGATGCAATGCAAGTTGCATTAAGTATTACATATGATAATGCAGTACAGCTCAATGTTGGAGTAGGAACACCAAACAACTTCCAAGATAGAAACAGTGAAACAGGCACAGGTGCTACAGGCGGCGCAGCTCTTTAATACTTAAATGAGATTGCATCAATGAAAAGGAGTCGAAAGGCTCCTTTTTCTTTATATACTCAGTTTAAAATAAAGATAAATACTGTATGGCAACAAATAGTTTTTACGATAACTTCAGCAGTTTAGATAGTGGCAAAGGCATAGTCGGTGATTTTGCTCATGCGTCTGCATTATATAGACGAAATAACTTTAGACTTGCACCTAAAGTTAAATTTCTTTATCATGTTGTAGTAGATGTAAACACTACGGCACTTGGCGTATTAGGCAACAGTGTTTTTAGTCTGTTAAACAAACGTGAATTTAACTTGCTTGCAAACGCAGCCGATTTACCGAGATACAGTATTCAAACTGAAACTTTAAATCAATACAATAGAAAAAAAGTAATTCAAACTCAACTTCAATATAACGAGGTTAATATCGATTTTCACGATGATAATGCAGGGCTTACTAGTTTATTATGGGAAGCGTATTACAGATATTATTATCAAGATGGCAACTATACTGATCAAGGTAGTAGACCTAGAGCATATCAAACTAAATTATATGATACAGATATAGCAAATACATACAGGCATGGCTTTAATAGAAGACGACCAACTGACATACCGTTTTTTAATAGTATTACAATTCATCAATTACATCCTCAAAATAAAGAAAGTACTTTTACAAGTTTTACACTTGTAAATCCTATTATTACAGAATGGCAACATGACAGAGTTGATCAAGCAGATGGATCTGGTGTAATGCGTAATTCAATGAGACTTGCATATGAAAGTGTGTTGTATGACAGAGAACTTACTAGTCCTGATAAAATACAAAGTTTTGGAGATATACAACACTACGATACAGTACCAAGCCCGTATAATAGTGTTAGTACAAATAGCATAGCAAAAGATTCCGATGATAATACTTTTTGGGGATCTATATTTACTGATTTACTAGTAGGTATTGTTAACCTTACCGACTTTAATTCTCAACAACGACAAAGTCAACTGCCAAATAATGTAAGACAAATTGGTCAAACAACGCTGCCTCCAGCTACAAATAGAAACTTCTTTCCAAGTTCTGTAAACCCAAACAGTGTCACAACAGCACAGCCTGTTAACACAGCATCTCAAAATTTTAATATTAGTAATCAACAGTCTTCGAGAGAAATAAACAATAATCAAAAACGTCTAGCAGACTTTGCAAAAAGTCTTACAACTACACAATTATCTACCTATACAGGAAGAAACATACAAGAATCAAAACAGTTTTATGATTCACTATCACCTAATGTAAAATTTCAGATAGAGCAGGCAGCAGCAACAGAATCTAGCACACAAGGATTTGTTAGTAGATTAAACGAAATAGGAATTTTGTAATGAGCAGTTATGCAGATGAAGAAAAATCGCAAAAGCAAGACAGTGGTAAAGAAGTTAGACAATTATTTGATAGGTATTTTACCAAGCAAATTAGTTTAACTAGTAATGAAGTTGATACTGTTGTAGGATTTTTTACAAAAAGAAAGTTTACAAAAGATGCAGCAATTGCAGTATCTACTGTAATATTACAACAAGCCAAATCAGAAAATAAAAAAGTATTTGAAATTGTTGACACACTTGAAGGATTAGATGAAGTCCAATTAAGTAGGCTAGTAAGTGCTATCCTTAATAATAACAGAAGCAGAATAAGTGCATTAGGTTATAAAAACGATTATGCAACTCAAACTACAGAGAATAGAAATGTGAGACTGTAATGGGACGCTTTGCACAGGGCAAGTTTACACTAAAAAACCCTGACAAATATATAGGTGGCCGAACTCCAACATATCGTAGTAGCTGGGAATTTGCTTTCATGCGCATGTGTGATCAAAATGATAACATATCAAAATGGGCAAGTGAATCAATAAAAATTCCGTATAGAAATCCTTTTACAGGAAAACATACAATATATGTTCCAGACTTTTTTATAGTATATAATGACCGTACTGGAAAACAACATGTAGAATTAATTGAAGTTAA